CTATATTGGCTTTATTCCAGATGGCGTTGTTTTATTTTCAAACTCGTTTATGTAGTAAGCAAGGATCTTCATTCTGTTTTCAACTCTCTTGTAAGAATGACCTCCTTTTGATATAAGAGCAAGGAGTCTATGTTCTTCAATAACTTCTGGAGAATAACCATTAAAAGTTTTTTCCACTTCACCTGCCTTAGCTGAGCTAAACGCTGATAATTTAGTATTAATGGCACCAAGAGCTAAAAGTTTATTTTCCATATCTTTTGTATAATCCACAAGTCCTAATGCAGCAGTCAGCATAAAAAATTTCAAACACCTCATATTTGCCTTTATCAAATTATGCGGAAGGTTGCTATTATTAGTAATATCATTGATTTGAGAAATCAACAATTCACACTTGCTTTTAGCAGAGCTAGACAATTCTTCACAATCCGATGCGTATTGCAAAACAGCCTTATCAAGGACTCCAAAATTTATTTTTCCATCTAATAAGCCTAACATGCTATAAAATGTTCTATCGAACTGTTTGCGTCCATTATTAAAACTGAATATGCCGAAAAATCTGTTCCTATCGCTTATCCTATCCAAATATGCTTCCAACGATGTGCTAGGTAGCGAATTAATAATTTCTCCAGCTCTTAAACGCTCCTGATTTTGCAAATATCTAAAGTATTCTGTTATTTCCTCATCGGTTGAGTTAGTTATGTTTGTGATTGAAATATTAAAAGAGAATATATTTTCCTTAATTTCATCAGGCAACTGACTAAATTTAAGAATCACTTTGCCCCTGTTGCTCAACTTTCGTCTTAATTTATCCACTTCATTTACGGACTCTGAATCTGAATCAACATAATCAATTATGTACTCAATAATGTCTTTTGCACATTCACCTTGTATGGAATGTTGACCAGTAACAAAATTATATATAGTTGTAAGACGCTGCTGACCATCAACAACCTCTTGCATTGCACCCTTTGCATTTTTGTCTGTTCTAACTCTCAAACTAATGTTTCCAATAGGATAACCCTTTATGATACTATAAAGAAGTTTATCCTGGAACTCAGGGCCCCAAATATATCCTCTTTGATATGAAGGCTGCAAGTCAATTCCGTCACGTTTGTTAACGTTCTTAATTTGGTTAATAATTGTTTGGATTGGCCTTGAATCATAAGAAAATGCCATTATGTTTGTCATAATACTCACGCTCCTTTAAACTAATTATATCATAAAGCTGCAACATTGTCAATAGACTCTATTTAATTTATTCGACTTTATTTTCAAATATTGCAAAATAATAATTAGTCTTATTACATGTGCAAACAAAATCAGCCGGCAAGGAATAATCCCTGTCGGCTGTCTTACTACCTACTTGATTTTGATTTTCTGCCCCACATAAATGAGGTTAGCGTTCTTGATGCCATTATCCTTGACAAGCTTCGCAACAGTGGTCTTGTAGCGCTGTGCGATGCCCGAGAGCGTGTCACCACGCTTCACAGTGTAAGTCACTGCCTTCTTGGTGGAGCTTGTAGTCGGCTTGCTAGTCGGTCTGATAGCATGCTTCTTAAAGCCGTTCAGCCCTGCCGCCTTGATCTTCGCAGGATAGTCCACATAGCAGATATCCATATCAACATTGCCGCTGATACCGCTGACTCTGCCTGTAGAACTGTACTGCCACATACCATATGTTCCGCCGTAGTTGCAGCGTGAACCATACTCTGCAAGCCAGAGTGCATACCTCTTGGCGACAGAAGCTTCAAGCATGGTCTGAGCAGGACTTCTGCTTATGTAGATACCTGCCCAGTAGCCTGCCGCTTCAAGAGCGTTACAGAACGCCTTGCACATTGCAGATACCGCTGTTCTGCCCACAAGCGACTTGCCCTCAACGTCGAAGTAGATAGGGTACTCAAAAGTCTTGCCCTTTATTACGGACAGGCAAGCTACTGCCTCTGCCTTTGCCTCAGCAGCTGTTGTCGCATAGCTGAACCAGTATCCGCCGCAAGGTATACCGTACTTTTTGCACTGAGCATAGTTTCTCTTGAAGAACTTGTCCACCTGCCTTGCGTACTTTCCGTAGCCTATCTGCATGATAACATAGTCTACCTTACCCTTGAGCTTTGCAAAATCAATATTTCCCTGACAGTATGAAATATCAATACCCTTAAATGTTTTTCCCATATTATTTCTCCTCCTTAGCCTTTAAAACATCTATTGCCTTTATGAGTACCTGCGGTATCGGTACGCCCATAAGCCCTGCGTTTTCGATTATAGACAGCGTTTCGTTCACCACAAATGCAATGCACACGCAATCCTTTATGTACCCTGTGCCAAGCATAAGGTCAAGCCTGCACGCCACAAGCAGGATAAGAAGTATCATACCCTTGCGACACAGACCTTTGAAGCCCGCCCTGCTTTCAAGTGCTCCGCTTTTAGACTTGCCCGAGCGGTGAAAGACCCCTGCCACTATTATGCCTGTTGCATAGTCTATCACCATAAAAATGATAAGCGTAGTCATTGCACTTGTCCACCCTCCGAACAGGGCAGCTATACCGCCCCCGATAGTTCCGATAGCGGCTAAAACCGCTGTTTTTATGTTTGACATTTAGTCCTCCTTTATCTCAAATGCAAATCTGCTTAACAGATATTTCTTGCCGTTGAGCAGCACTGTCTGTGTAGGTACAGAGTAGTCACTGTTACTATAGCTATCTGATATACCCTGTATATGAGAAAGTATATGATACACATTGGTGAAACCTTTGTTTAACTCAGTAGAAACTACAGGAGCAAATGATGTTACTGATTTTTGTTGGCAAAAATACCTATAAGGTGTAGATTTTATAGAAGTTCCATTAGTAAATACTGTATATAAACGAGTATTATTATCAGCACAACTTGTTGTCATACCTATTTCAGTTTCTCCTGTTTCATAGTTAGTTATTTCGCCAATTATTATATTTATACCAGGTCTACTAGCTGTGTTATTGTCTATTCCAATAGCTATTAAATCACTCTGTTTATAAATAACCCAACGTCTAGGATCTCCAATACGAGGTGCAGTACTTACACAAGGACAAGTTAATGCTTGTGTCCTCAAGTCACACCAGCCAAAGTTACTATTTGCATCAGAAAATTGCCCTCTTAAAAACAGCTCATCTGTTACCCAAAGCTGAAAGGTGGCATTTTGTGTATCAATACTCGCATTATCGCCCTCAAACACAACTTTCTTAAAGTCATAGACCTCGATAAGCTTCTTGACTAATCCTCTTAGTCCGTCTGTTCCCTCATATATTTTCATCTTCGACCGCCTCCGCTATGCCTGTTATACCTATATTTCCGTACGCTTCTCCCACTGACACTCCCACAAGGCTCTGTCCGCTCGCCATATCGGGTATAGTGTCGATAATATCCATATTGCCGTTGAAGTCCTCAATGCTGAACCTGTCCAATCTGTCGGGCTTTTTAAGTCCGAGATTTTCCGTGAAACTAGCCAACTATACTTCCCCCTTCCGCATTTTTGCCGACTATGAGATAGTATACCTTGAAAGCGTATGTTCCGCCCTGGTCTGAGGTGTGCTCAAGGTATGCCTCCCAGTCGATGTCCCTGCCGTTGCTTGCGACTTTGTATTGAAAACTCTGCGACTTGAAGTGCTTTTTGCCCCAGTCACACACCATAAACACCGCAGGGTTAGTGACCCCCGAGGGTATCATTCCTGTGCGTGTATTGTATGACCACTGGGAACCGTTGTCGGCGTTGACCTTCATATTCACCGTGAAAGACCCCCACCGCATATACAGTGGGTAGAGCCTGTTTACAAGGCTTACTATCTGCGCCGCTGTCTTTGCACGAAACACCGCTGTACCGCCGTCTAAAAGCTCGTCCGTCTGCTCTCCTGAGTATCTCAGCTCGTATTCGTCCTCGCCGACTATTTCTTCAAGTGCTGCCACCCTCACCGTGAGCTGCTGGATAAGCTCCTCGGTGGTGGGCGTTGTCTGACTTGTGTCCGCTGTATCGGCAGTATTCTCCGCCTGCGTATCAGCCGTCATTATCTCGTTATCGTCTGCCATTGTATTCCTCCTAAAGCTGTTCTTCCACCGACAGACCCACCGCAGAAATATCGGCTGAAAGTCCGCCGTCAAAATTGAATCCTATGTTAGTTATTGGTATATCGTAGCTTTCGCCGCTTTCGCTGACGTATGTCACAACGTCCCCGACGTCAAATCGTGGGTCGCCAAGGCGGTGAAAAAGCTCCGTTGTATACCAGGAAAAGCCGCCTATCCTATGCCACAATGACCGCAGCAGCGACATTGTCATATACGGATTTTCAAACTCCAGCACACGCCCTGCCGAGCCTGTGGTGTTGCCCAGCCGCAGAGTTTCGCTGTCGCTGACCTTGCAGACAATGCCTGCCAAAACATTCGGACGTTCTCCCAGTGTTGGCAGGTCGATAGTGTTGTTGTCCAGTATCTTCACGCTCGAGCCGTACCATTTGCGGACGTACCGCCCGAAGCGGTCAACGTACCCGAACTCACCCTGTGCCGAAGCTATGTAGCTGAGCATCTGCCGCATTGTGGTGTCTTTGGGTATAGAGCTTATTTTGAAGTCGAAGTTTGCGGTCTTTAGGCGTATATGCCCCTTGCCGTAGAGCCTTGCTCCGCCCTTTGCACGCAGCTTTGCAGGGATGGTATAGTCGTTGCCGTTTTGCAGTCCAAGCTGCTTGCATATGTCATCCTCAACAGCCTTTGACCACGCAGGTAGCTTGACCTTTGGCACATAGGTCTTGTCGGAGAAGTAAAGCCTATCCGCAAGAGTGACCTCAGTATTTCCGCCCGACTTTTTCGACTTCACGCAGGTGAACCGCCCAAGGGGTATCCTCTCTCCGTCAAGCACCTCTCCAAGCTTACTTATCTGCTCCACTGTCAGCTTTGAAAGTTCTGCGTAGGTGTAGGCTTCTAGGGTGGAGTAGGTGGTTTCGCTGGTAAAGTCCGCAAGGTACAAGGAAAGGTCATACTCTTTGCCGAGAAATTTCGTATCAACATCATTGATATTTATGTTCCACGATTGCGAACATACTGCACCCAGCTCGATGTCGTCAGAAATGCTTGTGGACTGCACCGTACTTGTGCCGGAAGTTATCCGATCTCCCATAATCACCTCGCCCTCTGCATTCTCTATCCACAGCCGCCAAGTACGGCAATAGCTCTCAATACGCTGTGCCACAAGCTCCCCTGTTTTGTACATTCAAACGCCCCCTTACTGCATTATCAAGTCCACCGCAACGCCTTTGCAGAACTGCTTGTTCTCGTCCCAGCCGAAAACTTCATAAGTTGGGTCGCCTGCGTAAACGTCAAAGGTGCTTTCCTGAAATGTCTCATCAAGGAGCGTGATACTGAAAAACGGACTGTCAACGTTGGAGATATACTCATTGAGTTTTGCCGTCTCCTCGCCTGTGAGATGATACCATTTCAACGTGACAGTTTTCTTTATGGCTCTTATATCGCCCACCATTTTGCAGTTAGCCGTCCGCCCTGCATTGTTCGACCATATCTTGTTGTTTGTAAAGCTCACTTCCGCAGGTGTGGCGACCCTTTCGCTGCCGAATATAAGTCCTCTGCTTTTCATTTTCTGCACCTCCTATGCCCTTATTGGCGACCTGCCGTTGCGCTTGATATAGTCGTTGATATCATCAATAACTATCTGTGTGATAGTCCTGCCATTGAGCGTAAGCGGTATGGTAACGCTTATCTTCTGGTTTCCGCCTGCTCCACCGTAAGACACAAGAGCCTGCAAAACAGCCTGCGTGATAGTATCAAGCGGTGCCTCGATATTCGTGCCACGCTTCTGATCGCCCAGAACTGCAAGAAACTCAGAATTCGGCGGTATTACTGCACCTTGGGCAAGTTTGGGTATTTCGGGGATAGTTATAGGGTCATATCCCCACATCTCATCAAAAGGCGTAAAACCAGCAATCTCAATATCACGAATGTCATTTAAAATGCCATTCAGAAATTCCAGCGGAGCAGCAATGACCTTATTGATTCCCCCTATAAGACCATTAACTACTGTTGTGAAAACTCCTGCTATTCCCTCTTTTATTCCGTCAAATATTTTTCCACCTGTGCTAAATACATCTTTGACAGCCTGCCAAGCTTTAGAGAATATATCCTTAAACCAATCAGCAACCTTTTTGAATGGTGCTTTTATGGCTACCCATAAATTTCTGAAAAACTCTGCCGTAGTAGCAAATGCTTTCCTAATTCCGTCATAAGCTGACGAAAAAATATTTCCAAACCACGACCCGACTGACGAAAATACAGCTCTTATGCCCTGCCACACATCTGAAAACCAGTTTACTGTACCTGACCATACTGAAACTATGCCATTCCACGCACTTTCAAAGATATTAGTAAACCATTCAGTGACAGAGCTGAATATATCTTTTATCCCCTGCCATATGTCAGAGAAAAATGTGGCATAGCCGAGAAAAGTTTCTTTTATACTTTCACAAAACGACGGTATTGTTTCTGTGAAGAAGTTTGTTATTGAGTTCCAAACCGAAACAACAGCGTCAAAGATAGGAAAGAAAAAATCATCAAGATTTTCTTGACCTATGGCGTCACGGATCATTGTTCCTATTTCCCATCCTGCGACAGCTGCACCGACAACTGACATAAATTTTGTTGCGAATGTAGTGCCTCCCTCTGCCGCCGAAGCTGTTATAGGTTTATCCAAAGCTTTCAGCTTGTCTTGAAAAACAGTACCAAGCCCAGATAATGATTTGCCCCATTTTTCTATCAGATCTTTTCCTTTAGCCGCAAGATAAATAGCGGTCATCGCCTTTGCTAAGTCAACAAGAACCTCGATACTCTTTTCATCTACACTTTCACATATAGTTCTGAAAGCCTTGCCTAAACCCTTGAGAATGGTAAGCGAAGCACCTGCCGACCATTTTGCTATTGGCTGCAAAAATTCGTCCCATAGCTTTTCTTTAAGCACGGGAGCTGCCGTCTCCCAAACGTTTCTTAACCCCTCTAAAACATCAGCTAGAGTAGTTAAAAATGTAGGTATAGCGTCCTCAATGGTCCAGCTCGCCATAGGGAGCAAAACATTATCAAAGAGCCATGACAGACCACTTTCTATATCATCATTGATTGGAGCAATGGCTTTTGTTAATTCATTAAAGCCCGTAAGAATAGGTGTAAAATCCACCTCATCAGCCCATTCTGATATCTTTTTGCTTATATCGTTGGTGTGCCTGAACATAGCCTCGTAGGCATTGGCTATGTTTTGAACTATGCTTGTGCCAATGTTATTTTCATTCCAGGCTGCACGCAGATTTTTAGCAATACTTCCTATCGTATTATTTATGTTTGTCCATATTTCCAACAAGTCCTCGCTTATTCGCTGACCTGTTCCATTAGACCACACCTCGGCAAATGATTTTCCGACATCAGATAACAAACCGCCTATCTCTGTCCATTTGGACTTCATTGATTTAACAAGCTCATTGCCGCATTTATCCCAAGCTTTTTGCAATGGCTCAAACATAGTTTCAAATTTCTTTTTAAGACTGTCCGTCAAAGCAGATACATCACTTTCTGCCTTTCCCGTATCCACCTCAACGCTAGTCCCGGAAGGCTGCATTATCTCCCCGGCTCCGCTGACCCCAGTGCTGTCTGACTTGCTCTCATCATTCAGCTTGTTCATCTGGTCAAAGCTTGCAAGAGATCCTTCCTGTGCCTCTTGAGTCTGCTGTGCATTGTCGGCTATATCGCTGTAATTATCCGCCGCCTGAGAGGTGCTTTTCACTATGCTTTGAGCCTCGTCTGCACTGTTGCTTAGCTCAAAACCGAACGCCTCTGAAAGTGCCCTCGCCGCACCCTGTGCCAAAGATATGAGCTGTGAAAGCAGACTGTTTATCGCCTTGACAGCAGGCAGAAGAACGTTCATCAGCACAGTGCCGATAGTTGCTCCGAACTCTTTCCATTGTTCAGAAAGTATTCGTGTCTGGTTCGCCCAGCTGTCAGACGTCTTTGCAAAGTCGCCCTGTGCAAGAGCCGTTTGCGACATAACGTAATTGTATCTCAGCTGGACTTTTTCAGCCTGCGACATATCAGCAGTTGATTTCGTGATACCCTTTGAAAGTGCATACGCCTGCAAATTGGCGTCCGTCATAACGATACCGAACTGTTTGAGGGTCTCAGTTTCGCCTGTAAAAATTGATTTCAGAGCCGTGCTTGCCACGTCCTGACCGACATTATAAAATGACGCCATATCCGCAGACAGCCCTGTAAGAGCCACAGCCATATCGCTTGCACTGTCATTTGCAAGACCCATTCCTGCCGCCATTGCCATGAAGTTTGAGCCTGTCTGCTTTGCGGTGAGCTTTGAAATGCCGTAGGTCTTGACAGCAGTGTCAGCGAAGTCCTCCATTTTCTGCTTGGACTCTCCGAAAGCCGTATCAACAACATTTTGCACTTCCGCAAGGTCTGAGGCCGTTTCTATTGACTGCCTGCCGAAGTCCACAAGCTTCTTGACGGAGAATGCTGCTGTCACAGCCATTGCAAGGCTTTTAAGCTTTGGCTTGATATCCCCCACCATATCAGAAAGGCTTTTCAAACCCTTTTCAAAGCCCTCGCTGTTTATGTTGGTGTCAAAATTCAAACACCCGTCAGCCATTGTCATTCACCTCCCGTCAGCTGTTTCAGAAACTCTTTGTCCTCGTTTTCAGCCCTCTGCTCTTCTGCCGAGAGCTTTCGTTTAAGGTCTATCATATTGCGGTGGTTTCTGTAAAACTCCTGCTCGTATTTTTCAAGCTTTTTGCCCTTGTTAAGCTTTTGCCGTATGCCTATAACAGACGAAAAAAGCCCCTCGCCTATCTCGTTGAAATAGCCGAGAAAAGTCCACCAATGAAGATATTTTACCGTCCTCGTTTCAAAGCCTGCCGCCTTGTTCACCGCAGGAAAAATAATACTCTCGTCCTGCTCCCAATCAATAGTTTTTGCAGGCTGAACGCTCTCCTGGGGAACATCTCCACCGCCTACAAACCAATAAGCCTTGTTGACAGCCTCCTGCAAATGCTCTCGTGGAATATCCTCAGCGTAAAGGCATTTAAGACACACATAGCACTTTTCACGCTCGTCAAGTTCGGGGTCTGCAAAGGCTGAATAGATACGCAGGATTACCCGAAAATCTGAGCGTATGGCATACTCTCTGCCGTCTATTTCAAGGGCTGTTGGCAAGTTGCCTATCATTTGAGCAGCTCCCTGAGCAGAGCCTTTTTGTCTTCGTCAGAAAGCTCCGCCACGTTGACCGCAGGCTGAGCAACAACGGGAGCTATGTACTTCTCCACCTTTTCTTCGAGCTTTATCTGAGCTGCCGTCTGTGCTGACTTTATTTCCTGCACCACCACAACAAGAAGCGCTTCAAGGAAGTTCACAAGCACAGGCTTGCCGTTTGAAGCCACAGAGAACACGTTCACGCTTCCAAGCGCCGCCGTACACACATCGCTTCCAAATATGTCATTGACCATTTCTCTTGCACGCTGGTCATACTCTTTGAGAAGCTGAGTTCTGTCCTCGTTCTTCTCACGTTCTGACACTTCTTCTGCGATATTGTCAGCCTTGCTCATAGCGTCCTGTATCCTAGTGATGATACCAACGTCTGACACGTTTATCCTTATAACTCTGTTCTCATCGCCGTTTATAGCGTACTCTTTGTAATTGCCGCTGTTAAAATTTATTGACTGCATTGACATTTTTATCATCCTTTCTGTATTATGGCAAGCAGAAAGCACTCCGCTCTGAACGAAGTGCTTTCATATGTTTGTCATATAGTTTATTCTTCCGTAGCCTTTGCAAACGTTGGCACGCCTGCCGCAAAGGTGACAGAGCCTTTCACTCTGTTTCCTGCAAAGGTGCAGTTGAACGGGATATTTACGCCCCCCTGTGGTCCGCCATAAGACTGCGGCTTGACTATGACATCTTCCATCCAAGCGTCATACGCACCTGTGGTCTTGTCAACGATGACTTCAAGCACGCTTGTCTTGCAGGCGTCGCCCGTAAGACGATTCATCATGATATCTTTAAGCTTCTCGTAAAGTGCGTCACCGGGCTTTGCATAGAATGTATCAAGGTCGAACTCAGGCTCGTAGCCGTTGTCCTCAACTGTGGTTTCATCAAGGATATTCTTCTTTGTGGAAGTGTCAGGGTTGAGTGCCACACTTGCGTCCTCAACGTCCTTACCGAGAAGATACCAGCTTGGTGATGAAGCGACCGCTGCGAATGTAGTGTCAAGATAATGCAGAAGATGACTTCTGTTGAGCTTTCCGCTCTTGTATGAATAATCAGGCATATGTTTTCCTCCTTTTATATTTGATACTGTGCCGCTATCTGCAATTGATACTGCACAGTATCGTTTGTGTTTTCGTTTGGTATTGCATATATCATTCCGTTTGCACAGGTGAGCTTTTCAAGAACGCCTGTCCTTTCCTCGTCCTCTGTTATGGTAGTGAACGTGGTATCTCGGTGCTTGTCTGCATAGGTTTCAAGCCACATCTGCAATTCAAGCAGTACGCCGCTGTTTGACATTCTGTCAAAGTCGTTCATAGATTGATACACCGCATAGAGAATGAAGTTATGCTGTCTTGTCTGACCGCCCAAAATATCAGAGCTTATAAGGCTGTCTCCTGTTGAGGACAAGCCGTAATTTGTTGGCGTATCGTCGGTAAAATCGATATGAATATCGTTGCAGACCTCCGATATTTTCGGAAACTGCTGCAAAATATCTTTCACAAGCTCGATTATGTTCATTTCGCTTTGCCTCCCATTATCGCCGCCGCTCCTCTGAGTATTTGCTGTTTCTTGTCGGCTTTCATTCGCTCAAACCAAAGCTTGCCGGCAAGTGGCTCTTTAAAAGTGCTGTAAACAAGGTCTTTGTCCGTCAGCACTTTCTTTTCTCCATGTCGGGCGTAAGACGAGCCTGTAACAGAGGATACCATAAGCTTGCCGTAATACTGATAGCGTGCGTAAGGTGCAAGATACTGTATCTTGCCGCTGCCTATTTTTGTGCCTCTCGTGGCAGACTTTCTCAGATTAGTGCTGAGGGTAGGTGTATACTTCACCATATGCCTTATGCACTCGGCGTCAATGAACTTTTGAGCCTTATCAAAGCGTTCTGAATACTTGCCTGCAAAGGACTTATCCCAAGTGATAGCCCTGCTGTCCATAGGCTGACCTATCTTCATTTCACGCTCACCTCCATATGTGGCAGACCGCCGAACATATAATCATCAATGCTCATTACCGTAACAAAGTCATACTCCGCACGGAACATTTTCATGCTCTCAGATATGCTCTGCGGCGTTTGATTATCGAACTCAAACTCGCATTTTCCTCTCACAAGCATATCCTTTGCAGGGGTTTTCGGTACATTATCATCATAGAAATACACCCTTGTGCTGTCTGAGGTCTGCATACCGCTTTTCACGATACTTCCCGACCTGTTTTCGCACCAGTAAACTTTCTCTGCATACTTCCGCACAAATCCCTCTGTCTGCTTGTCGAAAAGATACACTGTGCAATCGCTGTTTGCAAGCATTTACCTCACCCCTCTGTAAAGCAGCCCTGTTCCGCTGAGCCATTTGTACACGATATCGTGAACGGCTCTGTCAGCGTTCTGTCTGCGGATATCTGAGCTTTCATATGACTTCGACCAGCCCCCAACGCTTTCGGAAGATATCCCCTGAGTGCCACCCTCCTGCTCTGCCTTGAAGATATTCTCCGCAAGTTCGCAGCAGCACATTTTCACTTCTTCGGGGATATCGTTCTCGTCAACGTTGTCAAGGGTATATTGCTTCATAAGGCTTGTGGCTTGCATTGCATAGAAGTCAAAAGCGGCAGATATGTCAGGCTCTTTGCCGCAAAGATAAACGCCTATATAATAGCTCTCGCTTGCATATGCTTTCATACTGCCGCACCTCTTTACTTCTTGAATCTTGCAAGCACTACCTTTGACTGGTCTGAAATAGCCACAGTGTAATGCTTATCAGCAGATATATCTGTGCAGCGCTTTGTACTCTTTCTTTCGGTCTCAACGTTTGTATCACGCTTGAGGTAGATAGTCAGAGCTGATGTTTCGTCCTCTGTTTCAGTATCTGCGTTGAGCTTGATGATAGGACAGGTGTAGAAAGTGCCAGCCTTGACAGCGGCGTTCTTTACAACATAGTCACCCACCTTTGGAGTGTAGCCATCTGCACAAGGCGTTACTGAGCCGAGCTTTATCTGTGATGCAGTCGGTGAAGCTGTGCTGTCCGCAACAACTTCCTTTGCACCCTCTGCATCGCTGTCAACTCTCACATACTGTTCCGGGATAACCTCGTTAAGTGAAACCTTCTTTGACGGAACGATACGGCAGTTCGCTATTTTGCCTATCTCGCCTGTCATTACCACATTGCCGTCATACTTATCTGCTGAAATGAAGTTCGGGTCCTTTCTAAGCTGTGAGTTCTGATGAGGATTAATAAACATAGCCTTTTCGGTGTTCAGCTCCTCATTGAACTTGTCAACAGCGTCAACAATGCCGCTGTAAGAGATAGCAGAAGCCGAGCCGTCATAGATGAGCTGAGCTTTCATGAGTGCGTCCATGCTGTCTGCGTCCACCTTAGAAGCGATAGACATTGCAAGCTGTGAAGTCGCCTGACCCGCAGGATTGCCATAGCCGCTGAGAAGAGCCTCGTCGGTTATCTCCACCGCTTTCATGGCTTTCTTTACCTTAGCCTGAGTGGAGTCTGTTTCAAGCTTGACAGTTTCGGCTTCAACGCCCTCTGCAACATCAACTGCATCGCCGATATACTTATACTGCGGCACTGTAATAGTGTCGCCAGGCACGCCAACAAGCGTTCTGTCTATCTTCGCAAAGGGAGATACAGTTATCTTAGACTCTATCTTTGCGTCGATCATATCACTCATTACCTCAGGATCGATAAGGTCGGTGATCTTTGTCTGTTCTGCGAAATACTGCATAGAAATTCTAATGCCATTTGTCATTTTCATAATATCCTATCCTTTCAACTGTTCGTATTTTTCGGGGTCTGTTCGTTTAAGTTCCAGCCTCTGCATATACCCCATTTTTGCAAAGGTTTCCTTGCTCACTTCACCTGCGGCAGGCGTGCCTGTGGGAGCAACCGGGTTCTTGATAGGCTCGGAGCTTTCAAAAAGATAATCGTTATCTTTCTTCACGTTCTCGATAGCCGTCTTGATATCCTCAGCCTGATTTTTGGAAGCTTTGAGAGTTTCCACATCAAGCAAAGCTTTAAGAGCCTTGACGTTTCTTGCCTTGCTTGCCGAGATAGCGTTATCAAGGGCAGTGTCAAACTCCATATCAGATATCTTCGCCTGATACTCGGTATCTTTCTTAGCAAGGTCAGCGGTGAGCTGTGCGACTTTCCCGTTAAGCTCCTTGACGTCCACGCCTTCAAATTCTTTGAGAGAGTTCTGTGCGGTATCAAGGCTGTCCTTATAGTTATCACGCTCCACCTCAAGGCGGCTTTTCACCTTTTCAAACTCAGCCACAGTCTTATAATTCTCTGCCACCTGTTTTGTGATGTCCTGTTTCTTGTCCTCAGGGATAACGATACCCAGAGAGGCAAGGATCTCAAAAATGTTCTTCATATGTTTGTCCTTTCTACATAGCTTATATACCGCTCTGTCTGCGGTGTGAAAGTCTGACAGTTTAACGTCATATCAAGGACAAAATGGTATGAAAAAAGCACCCGTTAAGGTGCTTAGTTCCGATATTTGGGTATAAAAATACCGCCCGACCTTAGTCAAGCGGTAAAATTATCATTTGAAATACTCTGTAAGTTCAACTTCTGAATCAATGTACACAGCGTCAATATAATAACTGTTGTGTACGATTATCTTCTTTCCGTTTAATTCATATATCTGCGTTTGTGAGCCGTCAACATCAGTCAGCATATCGGACCGTTCAATGCCTGGGATATGCTTTTCCAATGCTGCACATTGCTTTTCAAAAATTTCTTTGTCCGCAGCCGTGCAAATATTGTATTCATATTTTTTCATTGCTGATCATCCAATCCATACCTTTTATCTACTGATCTTCGTGTTTTTACAGCGGTCTTCAAAGTGTCTGCTACAGCTTCTTCTCTGCTCATGTTTTTTCGTGCCATTTTATCTGATACCAAGTCTTCAAAAGAAATGATAGGGTCGGTCTGGTCAAGGGTTTTACGAGCTTTTTGATCTTCCATTAACTCTCTTGCCTGAAAGCGATACTTGTTACGCAGTTCACAAGCTTGTCTTGCCTGTTCTTCAATAGACTTGCTTTTGTCGATAAGCTGAGGGATATTTTTGTTGTGGTGTCTATACCACTTTCGCACGTCTATATCAGACATCTTACCTTTCATATCAATTATATCACTATAATCTTTTTGCGTCAAGTCTATCTTGGTTTTTCCCACCCCCATATTCCCTAATCCGTCTGCATTCACACGCTCTCTCTGCTGGGGCAGACCCATTGATTTTGAAAACCTTGTATACTCCTGGGAAGTGCCACGATATCGGCAGCGTGCGTTGATGATATCCTCCTCATCAGCACCTGCCTCTTCAAGAAGATGTATTTTCTGCCGCTGAGCTCTCATTGCAGTTTCAAGCTTTCTTTGCCGCTGTAAAGCTTCATACTTTGTGTACTCTTTATCACCGTACTTAACAGGCTTGTTCTCCTCTGCATTCATCTGTGCAAGCTCCTCGTCTGTATAGGAACGTTCAGATATGCCGGGGATAAAAGGGTAATAATCGTGATAGCAATTCGCTCCGCACAGACCTGTCACAGTACCAAGACCGCAGATAGTTTCAAGTTCTTTTTTGCTGTAGACCTTGCCCTGCCATTCTTGGTGAGAGGGTCTTGCTCCGCTGTGCCAAGTGACTTCAAAATAGTCTGTACCAAGCTCTTGGGCGTTGTCCTCATTCATTTTTGCGGTTAGCTGTGAAAGCCCTGTCATTACCGAACGCCTTGCGGCTACGTCTGCCCTGTTGCTCCAGCCTGTGGCATAGTCCACAGTGCGAAGACCTGAGTTCGTCATATCCGAAATGACTTTCTTTATGACCGTATTGTAATCGAACGCTCCGCTTGCTATGCCCATTATGGCGTTGTCAAGGCTCTGCTGATAAAAGTCAGCCGCCTGCGTGAATTTAAGTTTGCCGTCAGGCTGTTTTACTGCAAATCCGAGTGACTGAGATATGTTTTTAAGCTCCCCCGAAGTCTGCTCCGATACAGCCGACAGCAGCCTTTGCAGGCCCTCATTTTCTTCAATGGGTATCCGTGCCTTGCCTTTGGTCTTGTATATGCTATCGTCCCATTCATAGCCTTTTTGCAGGATATCATTGTACAGCTCTTTTATCTCAGTTTGGGAGAGGTCAAGGTTATCGGCTATGGCTTTCTTTATCTCACGCTTGCTCATTCCAAGCTCGTGAAGCCTGTATATCTGCCAATCTGCCGAACGTGTTATCTCGCCGTTTATCTTTATCCTGCGGACGATATCCTCCATTATCTGCATTTCAAGGTCACGCAGGGGCTTGTCAAGCACCATTGAAACTCGCTCTATCTCGCTTGCTTTGAGCATTATTCTATAACCTCTGCGGTGCTGTCGGAGGTCATTTTCTTAGCCGTTTCCTCGTCCTCACCATACCATTTCATTCGGTATTCCCACAGTGGCATAATGCCCATAGAAACGTCCTGACGATCGCTTGCACGCTTTGTTTCATCATCTGCAAGGATACTGTCCTCGAAGTTCACAGACAGCTCATAGCCGCTTTGAGTAAGCCCATTATAAAACGCCAGCGAATAGCACAGGTCTTCAAGGCAGACGCGGAGGTTATTCTGTATCGCCGTGACAGTATCGAACTTTCTCTGCTTTGAGGACTTTATCTCCGTTGCCGTCTTATCAACTGTCTGTGGGTTTGAGATATCCCCATAGGACAGCCCCACAGCAAACTCTATCTCACGCTTGTATTCTTCAAGTCCTGCGATAAAATCAGCCTGCCTTAACTGCGGTGAGAACTCGTGATAAAAGTCACCGCTCGTGCCAGCCGACACGTTTACCCCTCTGAAAAGCCGTTCATTGAGCTTAGGCATTTCTGCACGTTTCTTACCTGTGAACGGGTCTGTCACAGGTCTTAGCACAGCCTCGTCAACGTCTATGGCACGCTCCCCGGATTCAAACTCCCAATCGAGCCTGCCGAATTGGATATCAGCTTTTCTTATGACTTCCTCCGCCCCTGCGAACACTGATACGCCTGAATGTGAACCGTCAACTGTATTGTCGATAGGATTGACATAATAGCCGAAAGAGGGTCGCAGCATAAGGGGATAGGCCACCTGAGGGATAAGCTCCGCCCACTCTGAAACAGCCGTGAGAGGTATCTCTGCCCCCAAAGACACGCCGTCATTGGAGCGAAAAGCCCTGTTTGTGATAGTCAGCCCTTTTTCATAGTCCAGAGCGTGATATTCAAGCCTTATGCGGTAATCATTATCGCCCATGCGTTTTATCTCAGGGAAAATGACCTTTATAAGCCTGCCGTTCACGTCATACTCCACAGGAATGAACTGCGACTGCGGAACATACTGCACCTTATCAGCACCCAGCGGCTTTATTATCATTGCTCCTGTTGCAAGACCTCTTTGCAGATTTTTGTTGAGGTTTTCAAGAGCGTTTTTCATTATGGCATCAAGCTTATCGTTGGAAACTTTCAGGGTCATTTCATTGATAGCCGTGTTCGCAAACTCCCTCACAACAGCGTGTTCAAGCCGCAGAGAGTGAACTCCCTTGGGTGCTGCATTACCTGCATACATTCTGTCCCACTTGTCAATAGCTCTTATCATGCTGTCCGTCACGGCGATATCAATACCGTAAACGCCCTTTATATCTGACTTTGAAAGCATTCTGCTTATCCACTCCCTTATTTTTGAAATAATGCCCATAGCTTACTGACCCCGCCTTTTCCATACTCTTTCCATTGCATACCGAACGGCGTCGATAACGTGGTCATTGCCGTCGGGATAGCTGCTTATAACGTTGCCCTCTTTATCTCTGTCATACTCGCAGTTGATGAACTCCTCGCAAGCCACAGGACAACGCTTGTTATCTATAACGATACTTCGCAGAGATTGCAGCCACTTATATGAATACTCCCTGCTGTTAGGACCTTTCTCTGCGCCTCTCGCAAGCAAGCCGTATGCTCTGTAATCTTCAACGGACTTGTTCTCTGCACTGTCGCAGGTGATAAGGTCGTTTGCTGTGATACCAAGCTCCAGCAAATGCTTTGCGGTATCAATATTCTTTGTTTTGTTGCAGGTGTACTCCTGCCATATGAACAGCGTGTGCTGAGCAGGGGCATAATGTACTCTGACAAAAGCGTAAAGGTCGGGATACCAGCCCCAGTCAACGCCGTTATAGATGTTATCAAACTGTGCTATCTCGCTGTCGGTTATCTCTCTTATGAGGACGTTATCAAAAACATTGCCACCCGTACCGTTTGCAACGCCCATATACTCGTTCTCATAGGCAGTGGGATTGGTTTCTTTGAGAAATTCGGCGTCATCAAGAAAAGGCTTGCCAAGCCACTTTTTCGGCACAGTAAGATAAGTGCTTTCGGTAACGAGTCTGTCCGTTCTCGGCACTTTGATGTACTTGTTCGCCCAGTTCTGAGCCGACTTCGGAGGGTTGAAAGACTTGAACTTATATGCTCTCTCGCCGCCTCTTATAACAGACTGTTCTATCGTTCGCACAGCTTCTTCACCGCCGAACTGGTCAAGCTCCTCAAACCACACAATGCCAATATAGCCAAAAGGCGGCTTGATAGACTTTATCTTGTGCGGGTCATCAGCACCACGAAAGTATATTTTCTGCCCTGTTGAAATGCGTGTGATCTCAAGGGGCGACTTTGTGCAGGCAAACTCATCATCAAGGCCAAGTGCAGATATTGCCCAGAGTATCTGAGAATAAACGCTGTCTTTAAGAGTATTCGCCACAGCACGCAGAACACAGACGTGCATATTCTCGTTCTTCATCAGCAGGTCGATAACGTTCAGACCGCAGAATGAAGATTTAGTCGAGCCACGTCCGCCGGGGAAAACATACTCGGAATGTTCCTGCTCTGCAATATCGAACAGTACAGACGAGAACGCAGGAGCGACAAGGCTCGCAGGGATACCGCTGTACGCCTTATCGGGCACAGAAACAGGCTCAAGCTTTTGTTTTTCAAGCCTGAGCCTTGCGTTATCGTATTTTATCTTATGTTTGAGCATATCGTCATCACGGATAATGTCACGCAGCTCTTTCACCGCCGCAACGTCCCCTTGCTTAGCCCTTGCCATAAGAGCCGCATTAACAAGAAGCATATTATTGATGAAGTCAGGGTCAAGGCTGTTAAGGTCAATGCCCTGATTAACGAGAAACTCATAGTCCGCTCTGGTATTGGCAGGCTGTTCAAGCAGAAAGTCCATTACCTGCTTCATAGTCTTTTTACGTCTGCGGACTTCGCCTGATTTTTTACCGCCTTTTGAGCCGTTTTTTCGAGCTTCACTCGAGCTTGGAACTATTAAATTCTGTTCATTCGGCATTCACCTCACCTCGGTTTTTTGTTCTTTTGGGTATAAAAAAGCCCCCTTTCGTTAGATTTTTTATTGGTATATTTCTATTATACCACATTGTCTAACAAAAGGGGAGCATTTCATTGATACAGCTTTTTTCGTTAGCTATTCATCGTCGTTATCTACCTTGCCATTTTCATTCGATGCACTTGAACTTTCCGAATCATTAGTTGTTTTTGAGAAAGTTGAATTAAGTTCAAGTATCTTATCTTCCAAAATTGTTTTTGTACCATCGTCATCACCAAAATGCATAAACATACCCCCTTCAAGCAAACGCCATCAACTGATGCGTAACAAAATGCACAGCAGTTAAAGCAAAAAGAACGCCAAGTTGCTTTATCATCCTGTTAACTTTCATCATATGACTTTGATTAATCTTTTCATTAGTTTCTATTGTTTTATTTAGTGATTTTTCAATTTTAAGAAAATGACATTCTTTTGCCTTATTTAAAAGAAATGCAATATCTATTTCACTGTAGCCTTGAGGCTTTAACAAATACAAGCCACTTTTGAGACAACATATTGCTAAAATCACTATCGCCAATATTATAGAAAGATCTACTGTTGCTACTACTGCACCATAACAATTTTTACACAGTATATTTGCAATATAAATAAAATCAACGTATTTTACGTTAAAAAGCAATATTGCACAGCAAACGCCAGAATATATGTAGGCTTTGTTATCAATTTTATTTCTTTTATTTATTTGATAGTTGTAATTATCAATAAACAATTTAGTTGAGGTGCTTAGATCAACTAAGCTCACCGTTTTTCTTACTTTTACTCTCGCCATACTACCACCTTCTTACGTAATGAAATAATAGCATATGAAATTGCAAAAATCAACAAATATACATATAATTCTCTTATCTGCACAAAGTTGTTTTACTTATTTTATGCAATATTTCAAGTTTTCGACATTTGCGAACTTCCTGTGAGAAATGTTATGCAACTAAAGCTTAGTTTGGTCTTCATCTGTTATTTCCGGTTGAGTTATTCCATATACCTTATCAACGTAATACCTATCTGAATTTTCAACCGGCAAACCGTATTCATCAAGATCAACTTCAATTCTTAAGTCCGCTCTCATTATTGTTCCCCTCATAAAACTAACTTGATGATTTTCAACCTGTGATTTCCAATGCTTATCATCAATTTTAGCCTTTATTCTTTTATTGAGGTACAGTTCCCATTTAGAATCTCCATAGAGATCTGGCTTAATAATGATTAAATTTGCATTTTTTATAACATCGTTATGTACTTTATTATCTGTTGCAAAACATGACTCTGAAGTTAATACATCATAATCAGACTCATCAATTGAAATTATTTCTTGATTTTTTTCGTCCATAAGTTTAAAGCCAGTTTTCTTCCCTCTTTCTAATCCACAGCCTAAGTTTACAATCATAGTACCAATCTGTGCATTATTTAAAAACTCTGCGCCCTCAAGCGAACAATGTAACACCGTGCCTTTACAATTCGTAATGTTCACCTCTTTACCTGTATGTTCCACTTTCTTTGGAGGCTTATCACCCAAGTGCTTTTTAATATTGATCCATTCCGTAACCACCGACAAACAATTCTTCATGTATAAAATATTGTCTGGATTTATCAAATTGGCCGTCACATATGCTATCGAATATATATCTAAAATAAAACTTCCTTTTTCAGTTGCACTGATTTTAAATTCATACTCAAATTGATTATTGACTGCTAGTTTTGTTAATTCATTAATAGCACTTAATGTTTGATTCAATGCAATCAGAGAAATGTCATTATCGCCCTCATATTTAAATTTGTAGTATTCTGCTTGTTCAAAATAATTGGTTAATTCATCGTTGCCCATTTTATTCTCCTCATAATAATATTTCTTAAATAATATCACTAATCAGAGCGAAAATCAACGAAATGCACCGAATTTCTATTTACTGCATAAAACACAATTGTATTTTTTATGCAGTATATCAAAAATTCGACATTTATGAACTTTTTACGACACAACGCAAAGGCGGCTGCATTTTGCGGTCGCCCTTGTGAAAATATTATAAGGAGTTTTGTAAATGGTGGAGCAGATGTTGAGCTGGCTCGCTCTCGACCTGCATACACCGCCCGAAGCCCGAAAGCTTGGCGGCGGTTCAAACATTATGTTGTTGGCTTTGTCGGAAAACCAACTGACCGCATGGCGCAGACCGCAAGCTCATGCACTCACGTTCTGCATAGCCCCTTACGGGGCTTAGAAAATTGGAGGTGACTTCAATGAAAGTACAAGTCTGAGGTACATCTACACTTTCCTCAGTTTAAATTATAACATAGTGAAAACCGACAAAACCGACAAATCAAGATTTTTTTGAAATATATCTTTTTATCTTCTTTTCAACTGCGTCCTCTGTGATTCTCCCACCACTAACCTGCATAGCTATCTGCAAGTACGTCTTACCCTTGATGAATTTCAGCACAAACATTCGCCGTGTCTGATAGTCCTCTATCCCCTTGATAAACTCCTCCACAGCCCTCTGCTCACACTCTAGCCGTGCCTGTTCGCACAGCAATGAAAGTGTATCACCACTCGGCAGAAAGCCGTCTATGCGTGTGCTGTGTGGTGTGTAGGACGGTGGAGTGCATACGCTGATACTGTCGGCAACGTACTTGCCCGAAAGCTCTGCCTTGATGTCCTCAATGGCTGAGGCGTTCCTGCGGTAGGCTTTCAGGCGTGACATGGTCATTGGGTCGTTTATTTCCATAGGCTATCTCCTCTCTTATTCCCAGCACAACATATCCATTCTTTATTCCCCAGCCGTTGAGGATATATGTTATCCTGTATGTATGCCCTGATATCTCATGCTTTGCGTGTTCTCTTACTGTACCATTCAAGCTATGATAAGACGTTCCGTCAGTCGGTATAAATCTTATCAGATCTCCTGTTTGAAAACCCCTGTCATTTTTTCTGACCTCAAAAGTTTTCTCACCGCTCAGAACAGCGTCACAAAATTCTATGCTAAGTTTCAGATTATGTGTTTTCACTCTTTTGCCTCCTCACACCTCAACTCTTCCAGCCTACAATACACCAACGTATTGCCACAAGTCTTGTCAGCGATCTCTGCCTGATAGAAGAACTGACCTGTCTTACTGCTCTTGCGGATAATACACCCTGTCAGCTCGTAGCAATCGGAGCCGTTGTAGCTCACCCTGCGTCCAAGACTTTTCTTTACTTCGTGTATCGTCATAGCTCCTCTATCCTCACATAAATGCCGGGTATGTCCGCCCAGAACTTTTCGCATATCTCACTCGCCACAAGCTGGTCGTCTGTCCAGAAATCAAGCTTTGTCATACAGTCCTTGAACATCTTCTGCAGGTTGTCTGTGTCGGGCTTGCTGGTCTTGTACTCTCCGTCCTTGTGTTTGCCGTCATTTGGAAACAGCCACTTTGTTATGAGCCGTATCCCACAGATGTACTTCTCAGGCGGTCTGTGCCTTGCAAGGTTTGCCGTGAGCTTTTCTTTTGCCTCCTTGACTTCGGGTGGATCATAAAATATCGGCTTGCCATCTCTCACTGCCACCTTGTGCTCCTGCGCCGTAGCTGTCGGCGGTATCATCGCCATAAAAAATTCAGTCATTGTTATCTGCTCCTCTCGTGCGGTCGGTGTGCTAGCCGCCTTATTATTTCAGAATAGATTTTCGGGCGGCTTATGCCCGAAAATATATATTATGTAATAATATACTTTTTCTTCCCTCGGGAAAAAGTCGGTATTTTGTCGATATTTTCTTCCTAAAGGAAAACACCGATATTTTCCTTACGCATACTCGATTTTTTCTTTTCCGTTTCAAAGTAAATTTTCTCGACTTTTTCCTTTCTTTCCCTCACTTCTTTAAGCCGCATTCGCCGCCATCTATCCAGAAACCACCATGCTCTTTGAGGTATGAACGCACTGTCTTTTCACCCTTTCCTATGTACTCCGCCAGCTCAGAAATACGGCACTTGCCGTTCTCCTGCACACCGCTGAAAGCAGTTTCAATGCTCTCCTTGCGCTCCTTGCTGCGGTCTTCATTGGTCTTCTTCTTGCTGAAATTCTTTTTCCAATTCGGTGTGATGTCCTCTACCTCGCAGTCTTTAAGCACGCCCACGGTATCCTCTCTGTGAACAGGATAATCAAACCACATATTGAGGGGAGCAAACTTCGGGAACTCTCTCAGAGTACCCTCTATACGCCATGCAGTACGGTTTCTTACCGCAAGCTTAGCTTTGTCTATGTCGGCCATCATAAGCTTGTATGAGTTCGGGTGCAGGTGCTTGTGCGTTATCTCAAGCATTTTTGACGGCGTAACAAGATCGTCTTGTGAACAAAGATCATCAGTATTTCTGTAAAATCTCCTCATCCAGTTCTCACAGATACGGCAAACAGTTTCGTCCTCCTGCTGCTTGTAAAGGCTGTCTGAAATGTCAAGCTCTGAAAGGTCAAGAAGTGCGTCAGGGTCACGGGCGAATACTCCTGAACCGCTGGCTCTGTCCATTGAACGCTTACCGCCCTGCGCTCCCTTTGAGTGGTGGTGGCAGTATATGACCGCACAGCCAAGCTCTGTGCATACCTTGTCAAACTGGTTGCAAAAGTGCGCCATTTGGTCTGCTGAGTTCTCGTCGCCTGTTATGACCTTGTAGATAGGGTCTATTATCACGGCAATGTAATTCTTCTTGCTTGCTCGGCGTATAAGCTTTGGTGCAAGCTTGTCCATTGGTACGCTGTGACCTCGCAAGTTCCATATGTCTATGCTACTGAGGTTATCAGGTTCTAGGTGCATTGCGGTGTACACGTCCTTGAAACGGTGCAGACAAGATGCTCTGTCAAGCTCTAGGTTGACGTATAGTATCTTTCCTTTGGTGCATTGCCAGCCAAACCACTTAACTCCCTCAGCTATCGCCACGCACATCTCGATAAGTGCATAAGACTTGCCTGCCTTTGACGGACCTGCAATGAGCATTTTGTGACCCTGTCTGAGAACACCGTCAATAAGTGGCGGAGCAAGCTCAGGCAGGTTATCCCACTCAGCACTCAGGCTCTCAGGGTCGGGGAGATCATCATTGATACTCTCTATGTAATCTTTCCATTCTGAAAAGCTTTCTTTGCCTATGTTCTTGTCAATGATGAACTGTTTCTTGCCGTTTCTCATTACACCCGGCATACGGCTAAGACGTGAGGGGTTACGGTTCTGCTTGTCTATGTCAAGACCGCTTTCCTTGCAGACCTTGTAAAGAAAATCAACACGCCTGCGGTATTCATCATAGTTGGGAGCGTCTATCTTGACGATAGCGTGAACGCTCTTGCCGCCGCTGTATACAAGCACAGCGATAGGAAGTTCAAGCTCTCTCATCACAGCGTTCTGCTGTTCTATAGGCATACTGTCGCTTTCAACAAGAGCATAGCGGTAGTCTGTTACATTCTCGTTCTTTACGCCCTTGCCGTCAAGAGGATTGAAGCGGATCCACGCTCCTGCCTCTTCCTTGTAGTCGCCAAATACCGCACCAATGTCGCCGTTACATTCGCCAAGCCTCTTGATAAGTTCCCCTGCCGTCCTGTCACAACACCCTTTTGTGGGCAGATACTTGGTCTTGCCGTCCTTTTCTGTTTCCCACGTTTGCGTAACATAGCCCACGTTTTCTCCTGCTTCAAAGAGTGTTTCAAGATAGGTGACTATCTCCTTGACAGGATCCCATTGGGCAGGCTCGGTGATCGGTATTCCCTCGCCGCCGTTTACAAGGGGACTGCTTTCTTCTGCAACTATCTCGCCGTCCCAATCGTATGCCTGAAACTCATGGGGGCTGTATCCTCTTTCCTTTGCCATTTGCACGATAGTTCCTGCGGTCACGGGCTGAGCATTGCCGTTAAAGCCTTGCCACTTGTGTTCACACTCACCGCTGTGATAACGGCTGTCTGACCTCGACCAACTGTCCCAATCGTTCACGGAATAGCCCTCGTGCTTGAGAGCCATTCCCACATTGACCCATTCTTGATAATCACAGCTTGCAGGGTCTATGTATTCAAGCATTTTAAGCAAATTTGTGTTATCCATTCACTTCTCCTTAGTTCTCAGGTGTGTATGTTTTCGGGTCGATATCTCTCGGCACTCTCCAACCATTGGCAGAGATACGAGCTATCATCCTGCTTGCACTGTCAAAGCTCCAAGAGCCGACGTGTTCAAAACCTTTGCTTTCAAGCAGCCTTATCTGCTTAGGTGTGGTAAGTCCTGCATTGCGGCGCTTTTCAAGTCGGTCAAGGATAAGCTTTGCCTTGCCTGCGTTGTCTATATCGTCAGGGAAAATGCCCAGCTTTTCAAGCTTTGCTTTCTGCTTGTCGGTAGCAGGAGCACACTCCCAGCCAAAAGCAGGAACATAAGAGGATAAGTCCTCAGCCTGTATTGACATTTCATACTGCAAAGGGTCAACGAGCTTTCGCTTGCGTGTTTTCATTTCTTTGAGCTGCTTTGCCAAAGACTCTTCACGCTGTGCCACAACGTCCTCGCTTGCCTGTTTTTCTGCCTCTTCGATATCCACTGCACAGCCTGCCTCATTGGCAAGGTTTTCGGTCATTTTCTCAGCGACCTCTTCATTCTGACAGATAAGGTGTGCAGGTCTGCAAAGCTCGTGGCGTTCTGTGTGCCACAGAAAATCAAGCAGTAAAAGCTCTGTCTTTCCCTCGCAAAGTCTTGTGCCTCTGCCTACCATTTGACAGTAAAGCCCACGCACCTTTGTTGGTCTTAGCACGATAACACAGTTAACTGACGGACAGTCCCAGCCCTCTGTGAGGAGCATTGAGTTGCACAGCACATTGTATTCGCCTTTATCGAAAGCCTCTAATATCTCTGCCCTCTCCGTTGACCTCAGCGGCGTTGAACCCTTTGCTGATAAGGATATCACGAAACTTCTGAGAGGTCTTGACAAGCGGCAGGAACACAACTGTCTTGCGTTCCTTACAGTATTTGAGCATTTCATCAGCTATCTGATAAAGATATGGGTCAAGTGCCGTGTCGATATCACTAGCCTTGAAATCTCCTGCCTGAGTTGAAACTCCTGAAAGGTCAAGTTTCAGCGGTATGGTGATAGCCTTGATAGGTGAAAGATAGCCCTCTTTGATAGCCTGCGGCAGGGTGTATTCATATGCAAGACTGTCGAACACCGAGCCTAAGTTCTTCATATCGCCCCTGTCAGGTGTAGCCGTCACCCCGAGTACCTGAGCTTTAGGAAAATGGTCAAGCACTCTCTGATAGCCATCTGAGATAGCGTGATGAGCCTCGTCAATTATTATGGTATCGAAGTAATTTTCCGAAAAGCCTTTGAGCCTTTTCTCACGCATAAGGGTCTGAACTGAGCCTACTACTACACGATACCAAGAGCCTAAACAGCTTTGCTCTGCTTTCTCGGTGGCACAGCCAAGCCCTGTTGACTTCATAAGCTTGTCCGCCGCCTGGTCGAGCAGCTCGCCCCTGTGGGCAAGGATAAGCACACGCTTACCCTGCCGCACACATTCTTCCGTAACAGTCGAGAAAAGTATTGTCTTTCCCGTTCCTGTGGGCAGAACTGCAAGGACTTTGTTTATTCCCTCAGACCACTGTTCGAGTATAGCAAGCTTAGCCTCGTTTTGATATGGTCTTAAATTCATCATCAGAACGCACCGGCTTTCCAGCCACCTGTCTGAGCAGGCTGACTATACTGTGGTGTCTGCGTCTGAGCAGGCTGAACGGTAGTCACATTCTCGTCATAGGCGTAGAGCTTTTTAATCTTGTTGGACTGCCTGTCCTCACCGTCCTTGTTCTTGTAGTTGTCAACGTAGACGTGACACTTGCCCTTTTTGCCTGTGATAGCGTTCCAGTTCATTTTCAGCGGCTCGCCGTGTTTTTTCAGACCGAGAGCCAAGAAAAGTGCTGAGAGCTTCCACTCAAACTTGTTACAAAGGAAGAAGTTCTCTGTTATCTCCACGCTGTCCTCTGCACCCCAAATGGTGAATGTGACCTTTGCCATATTGCAGGGCGGCACTTTTGCCGACCCCTCGTGTCTTGCACGTTCGTACTTTGCAACGGTGAAGTCATAGTCCCCCTCAGGGAGCAGGACAAAGTCCCCACCCTCGTTGACTATCTCATCTTCCCAGCCGTATTCCATAAAATTATCCATAGTGTTGTCCTCCTTTTAAAATGGTACTTTCTGATTTTCTCTGATAAGCGGCAGCATTTGCTCCCAAGCACCTATCAGACAGCCCTGCACAAAGTCGTCAGGATAGTTTGTGATAGGAGTATCATAAGGAAAATAGTTTCTCTGAGATACCACAAGACGTATATCCGATTCGCTTACGTTGTTGGCTCTCATAAGGTCTGCAAGCGCTTTCGGTATGCCCTCAGGGATAACGATAGGCGGCGGTGCAACGTCCTCAAAGCCGCTGAGATCAGTAAGAGGTTCTTCTGCCTTTGGTGCAGCTGTCGGCTGAGCCTGCTGCAATGTCACTGCGTTTGATGTCTTATGAGGGGGCTGCGGTGCTGCTTTCGGCTGTGCAAGCTGCTCCTGCACACGTCTTGGCATCGTCACAGGCTTAGGCATTTCAGCAGGCTGTGTATACGCAAACAGGTGAGCTATGCCACTATACTCAAAAGGCATTTCAGACGGAAGTCCGTCACGATTTTTAGCATCCCAGCAAGGGTGATGAGTGGTGTACATAACACGGTCGCCGCCCTGAGCCTTGAACTTCTTGCCGTCCTTATCCACAGCTACTGCATATGTTTTGTAGTTTGCAAACAGCACCATATCTGCCCATTCTTTCACAAGAGGCGATATCTGAGAAGAGGTCTTTTTGCCGAGTTTCAGTTCCCAGCGGTCATAAGCGCCCAGCTCGTCAGGCTGTTCAAACTTTCTCATCTGTGCGTGAGCCGTAAGCACAACGTTGATACCGCTGTCAACTACCTCCTGCAAGAGATTAAGAAACTTGCCTATCTCCTCTTTCTCGTAGACGTAGCCGTTGCCGTAGCCGAAATCTTCAATGCCTTTTTTCTGATGTGCCGAGCAGATCATTTCAATGCAAAGCTGTTCAGCCCAATCAAATGTATCAATGACAAGGGTCTTGCAGAGCCTGCCGTTCATAGCTTCCTTTACCTCGTTTTTGAGCATTTCCCAGCTTGACGGCTTAGGGAAACGTCTGATGTTCAGCTTCTTTGTACTGCCCTCTGTATCAATAAATACAGGGTCGGGGAACTGAGCCGCCAAGGTGGATTTGCCTATACCCTCAGGACCATATATCACGACTTTCTGTGCGGAGCTTACAACTCCTGATGTTATCTCATACATTAAAATGCACCTGCTTTCCAAGTTTTCGTTTCTGTGTTTTCTTCCTTATCATTGTCCATTGACCTGCCGTCCTCGATAATGATACTGCATTCGTCACCTGTAGAAACTCTTGTGGCTATCGCCTGCAAGCCCTGTGCTTCAAGCCACTTGCCGAAGTCTTCAAGGGTGTCGGTATCCATTTGTTCAAGCTTGTCCAAAAGTACGAAGCCGCAGTCAGGATTGAGCTTTCTCACGATAGAGGTAGCGACGATAAGCTGTTCTGCTCCGCTTATACTGTCCCACTTATGCCCGTTATACAGCAGCTCTCCGTCCTCAACGGAAAGACCCTCAAGGGGCAGGTCGGCACTGCCCAGCAGGTCGGTTTTAGCCTGCCTTACGTCCTCTATCTGCTCAGTGAGATATGTATACTGTGAACGGTAGTCCTCGGCGTCTATCTCAGCTTTCTCCCTGTCGAGGTTTGCTCTTATCTTCTTGTTCAGCTCTTCGATATCTGAGATATTCTTTTCAAGCTCCGCCGTGCTTTCGTCCACAAGGTCTTGAGCGTCAAGGCTTGCAAGCTTGAAGTTGTTCGCTGCCGCTTCATAGCTTGCTTTTGCACGCTCATAGGCAGACTTAGCAATCTCCAACTGCTTTTCGTAGTATTCTTTCTGGTCACGCTTACGCTGATTTTCGCCGTTGCGAGCAAGTATATCCTGCTGCTGTCTGATAAGTTCCGAAGCCGAAACAGGCTCGGCAGGGACGTTTGCATACACAGGCATTTCCTTTGCAAACTTAGACTTCTGGTCAGCTATCCTGCCGATAGCAGTACGCTGGTCATAGAGGGAATGTTCCTTATGCTCCAGCTCATAGAGCGTATCACCCACGCCGATTATTTTCAGCAGAGTTGAAGCTTTTTCCTTGCTTGATTGATTTATGAACTTAGGCAGGTCAAGTGCAAACTGCTCAACGAAGCTGTTCAAAAGCTGTTGACCGCCTTTTTTGCCTGTGCTGTCGGTGACTTTGAGGGAGCTGTTCTTACCCGAACGCTCCACTACTATACCATTGTCGAGAGTGATCTTCAAATGCGGTTCGACAACAGACCCCTCACGCTGAGGAGAGGACGGCTTATACTTGTCACCGCCAAGCGCCCAAGCGATAGCGTCAAGGACAGAGGTCTTGCCCTGCCTGTTCTTACCGCCGATAACAGTAAGCCCATTCTTTGCAGGCTCAAGCTGCACGGCTTTTATCTTCTTTACGTTCTCAAATTCAAGTGAGTTTATTTTTACTGACATTTTAGTTCGCTCCTTTCGTTATCTCCATTCAACACCTATAAAGTCAAGCACGCGTCCCCAGCCATAAACTGTGCCGTCTTCGTCTTTACAGCAGCGTTTCATCCAGTATTCCCATTCAGCGGGATTATCTTCACGTAGTCTATCGAAGCGGTGAGGACGCTGCTCCATATGTATACCAAAGCCGCACATTGAACAGCCCGTACGCTGTGCTCTCGTAGTGTAAAGCTCACCATTTTCTTTGCGTTTGATCTCTCCATATGCTCTTGGAACGGGTACATTAAGGTCAAGAGCAAGCTGTAACAGATCTTGCCTCGTGAATATAGCAAACGGACAGCTTCGTGTTGTTGTTTTACCATAATAGTTGCAGCCGTTTTTCATTAGTGCCATTTCCCTTTGACCGCCTTCTGACGCCATAAGTCCCAAATATGGATAGCTGTTATGTTCTTTTGCCCAATCGTCGCAAGGCTTTTCCTTCATATAGTAGCAACATTTTGACGATACTTTGAAGTTTGGTACAGGTCGTATGTCAAGATCAGGTCGCATATGCGCATAATTACCGCCAAAGAGCTTTATCCACTTATCCTGCAACTTGATGCGATCGGAGTGCTTGAAGCCACCCTGTTCGCCCATATCACCTGTCATAATTGCGTGAATAAATGTCTGTTTGTCCGCATTAGGTTGCAACAGATAGCTTATCTTATTGGCTTTGCTCACGACCGGAAAGCCAAGTTGATTGAGCACCTGCGTTTTGCTCATATATGGTTTTATAGATGTAACACCCAGCTGCTTATGTATCTCTTGGTTTCCTCTATCTTCTAAGATAGACACACTTATGGCAGGAACATCAATGCCTATGTTTCGAAGAAACACAAGAAGTGTAATGCTATCAAGTCCTCCGACAGAAACGTGACAAGTAGCGTTAAGATCGCCGTACACTTTGTTGTAGAACTCCCAAGCTCTGATCTCTGCGTGACGTACCTTCGCTTCGTAAGGCAGATTCTGTTTCAGCTTAAATTCATCTATTGTCATTTGCTGTCACCGCCTTTTCGCACGCTACTCATCAACGCACTGGCACAGCAGATGTCCTTGTATGTCTCGCCAAGGTCAAAAGCCTTCTTCTCATGTGGCTCCATTTCTTGATACAGTGCTAAAAGGGTTGACATAGCACTTGCGAGCACTTGACATATATCCGATTTTGTGCTATCATCAATTTGAAAAGTGTTTTCTTTTTTCGTTGAGCTTGTGCTGTTGGCAGACAGTGCAGGCTCGTTTTTTATGTACTCCGCAAGATATGTACCACACTTAAAATCTTTTTCGCTTAGCGGACAATTTTCGCAACTAACAGTAAATCCTGTACAGCACTCCACCGCCTTTTCAAACTCCTCTTTCGTTATCATCGTTATCCTCCTTAATATTTCCCCATTGTTCAGCCATCGCAAAAGCAATACCTTTAAACGTTTTGCTCCTTACCTTAGCACGATCTTTGCCAGAATGACGTGTTTCTTCCCATGTGCGTGATTTACCATTAGAATATCGTCCAAACAGCTTGCCATTATCAGGCTTGTCCCCTGTATATGTTGGTCGTAGGACAGGCAGCCCCTTTAGCCATAAACACGTCGCCTTTGTGACAAACTGTTCTGAGTCTTCCGGTCCGTTTGAAAACATATATGGGTGAATTATTTGATCTGCCTTTCTGAATACAGTATTCATACGCCCTATAGGGTTTTCCACTGCAATTTTCGGTGCGTTCGCCGACACAATCTGCATAAAAAATACTATTGATTCTTCACGGTGTTTCATACGCTCGACCACCTTTTCAGCAGGTGTGCATTTCAAACTATAGTGGCGTGTAGCCACGTTGGTCAGGTATGTACACGGTGGGTGTGCGATAATCATATCCCATGTTTCAACAGTATGCTGCTTGCCGTCACAGGTGAAAAAATCGGTATTACCATTGATAATATCCAAAACATCATTGCATATATGCCATTCAGGGTGACCGCCTGAACACATCTGAATATCGCAGCTATATGCTTCGTGTCCTTTCGCACGGAACGCTTTGCAGACCTCTTGAGATTCCTCACAGGCTATCAGAACTTTCATCGTCTTCGTCCTCCTCTTTCTCAAAACCTTTCTCCCAGTGCCTATCCACCACGCTCAGCACAAGATACATCACTACATCTATGCCTGCAAGCACAGCTATTGTTATCAGCAGTATTCCTACAATGTTCATTACCACTTTCCTTTCGTCTGTATTTCGACCTTGACCACGGGTCTGCCTGCTTCTCTCACTGCACGCTTAATGCTCTCCTCTGCTTCCTCGTAGGCAGTTTCTTTTACGCTTACATACCACCTGTATGCTACATACATTGTAAGCACCACCAAAAGCGCTACCGCTGCGGCACATCTGATTATCTCTAGTACGGCTATCATTTTCTCACGTCCTTTCCGTAAAGCGTGCGGAGTTTTTTAAGCCTTTTCTCGAAGTTGTCGATATCAATGCCCCACACCTCGTAGGCTATCTCGGTATTGACCGAGTGCGGCAGCCATGACTTCACGCCACGCTTTGCCATTTCTTCCTTAACAGCTTTCTTGATCTTGATAGTCTGCGTTTCACCTGTGCCGAACAGCTCCTTGATATCCGCATTGGTTATTTCGGGCTTTTCATAGTACAGCCGCACTGCCATTTCAATGTCAGGGGACCTCATTTTTATTCCTCCTCGTTTTATATTTTGTGGTTGTTGGGTAGTATTATTGTCCATCCTCGTCTGTCAGCTCAAAAAGCAGCTTGCCTGTCAAAGACCAATACTGCGTGACCTCTCGATAGGGGTCATTTTCTTTTCCTGAGCCTTTAAGTGCTTTCGTGACAATAACCTGTCTTGTCATTGCACTGTCACAGCCTCTCAGTTCTATGTTGTCTGTCATTGGTTCACCTTCTTTCTCTATCTTATTACTGTTGATTTTGTACTTACCGTTGCTGTACACGATCTCTACACCGAGTACAGCTGCTATTTTTTCAGCAACACGCCTGCTATCAGTTGCGCCGCACATAAATGCTTTTATTGTACTTTCCTTTACACCTGATTTCTCAGCTATTTGAGCATACGTTAAGCACTTTGATTTCGCAATCATTTTGACTTTTTGCCGAAACTCATCAAACATAATTCCTCACCCCTTTTCTTTCCTGTCCGTTTTATCGTTGAAATCTCCGTTTCTGTGTGATATAATTGGAATATCAAACAGGAAAGGAGGAATACTTGTGACTTATGGGGAATTAACGAATTTCACATATGGTGAACTGGAATGTCTAACTTATGAAGAATTGTCTATGCCGATGAAAGATTTACTGCATAAGCTTGTTGATGAAAACAGACCTATTCCTGTAAGCTTTTACAACAAGTTGTGTGATTTGTGTGACGAAATTAATGATGGCACTATTGAAGTACCGGTTCAAAATGCCAATATAACTTCGCAAATCAAAAAGCCTATTAATTTAGGTAAATCTTTCATAAAAGTGTTTATTGAGATTGCAACACTATGGCAATGTATCGACTTCGTTTCCAAAAAGTTTCAAGATTTATTTGAATTGTTTTCAGATTATTTGAATTAAGACAATTCTAAGACAAGACAAATAATAATCAGCACACACGCTGTGAATGTTATTCCGTTTTCAAAAGCCCTGAGTATCTCTTTTACTTTGGGCTTTTCTTTTGCTATCATGATCATTGCAAGCCACGAAAGACTTATTGACAATACAACAACAAATATTATACTAAAAGTAATTGTGGCTATCATCCACATTTTTTCTCGCCCCCTCTTTAATCACTTGTTGCATTTTCTCCTCAGTTGTGATACAATGGCTATATCTTACAAAGAAAGGAGGCAAACTTATGAATATTACAAAGGATTCTGAAAAGGTCATTTGTTACATATACAAAATGTACCTTGAACGCCGTAAAAATGGTGAATCAAAGGCTGAATCACGTCGTTTTGAAATTGACTTTTATAAAAGCGATAAAGACTTATCAAAATGGTATGACAGCGACATTTCAAATTGCATATTGGAACTCGCAAGAAATGGATACATCAAAGTTTACATTGGCGGAGATTTTGATATTCTCGATCAGACCATTGTGTATATGGAAAACCGATTTAAAAACGGCCTTTCCGATGTACTTGACCTTATTTCAAAATTTGTCCCTTGATCTTATCACCTGAATTTTCAGGTGATCTTTTTTTGCCATTGACGTAAAAGTCCTCAGATATAGTCAATGACCAAGCACCATTAAATTCAAGCTTAAAGTACGATACATCTGACATATCTTTTCCGTTGACTTTTAATTCTCCTTTTTCAACGTCTAAACTGAGTGTTGAAAGATTTTCGTTCATTCTTATCACCCCTCTTTAATCACTTGTTGCATTATGCAACTCACTGAGTAAAAAAATATTTGCCGAACTCTCCAGCATCAATGTGGAGCAAGTGTGACAGTTTCTCAGCCTCGTCCAGGTCAAACGGACGAACATTGTTTATTTTCTGATTAGCTGTAGGTTGAGCTATGTTTAAACAATGTGCAACGTCAGCTTGGGTCAGTTCAAGCTCCTTCATTCTACCCTTGATCTTATTCGTGTTTACCATATGCCAGCCTCCTTTCTTGTTGCATTATGCAACTTACTGCATTATCATAATAGCACATAACTTTTCACTTGTCAATAGCATTTTGCAACATTTTTTTATTTTTTTCAAAAAAGCTATTGCATTATGCAATTTAATGTGATATAATCATTATAACGAAAGCAGGTGAGCAAGATTTGAATACCGTAGAAATTGGAAATAGAATAAAAGCTGCAAGAGAAGAAAAAGGACTTACACAAGAAGAACTTGGTATCCGTCTTGGATTGAACAAATCAACTATCCAAAGATATGAGGCAGGAAAAATTCTCAGAATAAAATTACCTGTTCTTGAATCAATCGCTATTGAGTTGAATGTTAATCCTGAATATCTTGCATTAAAAACTGATGATCCTAGCCCTAAACATTCTTCTCATATTATAGACTCCAACGCAACCATACTCCCGCAAGACAACGTACATATAATACCTATATATGAGAGCGTGTCGGCTGGTTTTGGTGCTTATGCTGACGATTATGTTGTAGGCTATATGCCGCTTTATATCGTCAGCGAGGAAGAAGCTAAGAATACAATGTGCATTGTCGTTTCGGGGGACAGTATGTATCCGAAGATAGAGAACGGCGACAAGATACAAGTATTAAGGCAGGACTGGGCTGAGGACGGACAGGTAGTTGTTGCCCTTATCGACGGTGAAAACGGCGTCGTGAAGAAAATCAAGTATTCTGATGACAAGATAACCCTTGTATCATTCAATCCCGAATATCAGCCAAGAGAGTTTGTCGGTGCAGAAAGAGACCGCATAAGAATACTCGGCATTGTAAAAACAGTTATAAAATCTTTATAATAAAAAAATCCCGTTGGCACCGCAAATACCAACGAGATCAAAATAGCAAGATTTCTCCTGTTATCTCAAATATATTATAACACCGATTTCTGATGTTGTAAAGTTTTTCAATAAAAAGTTTATAATTGTCGGTTTTTAAGTTATTAGGAGGAGAAATACATGAAAGAAAGAAAAAAGTGTCCTGTTATCGTTTTGTGCTTGATATTTGCATTTTCAATATTCATTATTCCACTTATAGTGGGAATTGTGCTTTATATAAGAAATGTAAGTATTGATAAAGAGTATGCTAAAAAGCAAAATGGCATTAAAAGCGACCTCGAAAATGAAATATTAGACTTGACACATAAGAGAAACCGATGCCAAGTCGATTATGACCAGATCTGCAATACAAAAGAAAATATGCTGTTCCAAATGCGACAGCAGGCAAAAGCTGACGCAGAAAAAGAACTTGAAGACAAGCTTCAAGAAGCTCGCAACACACTTGAACGTCTTGGCGCTGACATTGAGTTAAAAGAAATGCTCTTGGCGGATAAGAATGCTGAGTATGAAAAGAGCTGTAAGACTGTTGAGAACAACGCAAATAAAGTTGAAAAGCTCAAAAACATCTATAAGAGCTTCCAATATGCTATCAAGGCATATGAAGAAGGCTCTGATTCTCACCTTGATGAAGCACTTATTGATATGGCAGATGAGACCCTTTCGCCAATAATCGAAATGAAGCTTAACTGTATGAATGTTAAACAGCTCAAAAAGCGTTATAATGATATGCAGAGAAGTATTCAAGAAGAGTTTAAGCGATATGAGGGCAGGTATAATACAAAAGCCAATATCGCTATTTACAAGCTTATGGTCATAGCTCTTGAAGCAGAACTTCAAAATGTTTTATATTCATTGAAGTATGGAAAACTTGAAGATTCCGTTGAAGCGGTCAAAAACATTACCGCACGTTATCTCACTATCGCCGTTGACGGCAACCAAAACATTGCACCAACAATGAAAAAGTTCATCGGCGAAATAGAATATTTGTTTATAGAAACTGTAAAAGTTGAATATGAATACTATATGCAAAAAGAACGTATCAAGGAAGAACAGCGTGCTATAAAAGAGCAGATGAAGCAGGAAGCTGCCGAACGCAAGGCTTTGGAAGAACAGCGTAAGAAAGTCGAAAAGGAAGAATCCAAATATCAGAATGAGATAAATTCCGTAACCGAGCAAATGTCAACCTGTGCTGATAACGAACAGCTCAAAAAACTTGAACAGCGTATCAAAGAGTTACAAGAGCAGATGGCTGCTGTGCAGGAGAAGAAAGAGAAGATCACACAGTTGCAGAACGGCAAAGCAGGCTTTGTATATGTTATATCAAATCTTGGCTCATTCGGTGAGAATGTGTTCAAGGTCGGTATGACAAGGAGAGAAAATCCTATTGACAGAGTAAGAGAGCTTGGTGACGCAAGCGTACCATTCTCATTTGATGTACATAGCTTTATCTTCACAGACGACGCAGTAACGCTTGAATCTACACTTCACAAAGAACTCAATGACCGCAGAGTGAATAAGATAAACTCCCGAAAAGAGTTCTTCAATGTAACTCTTGACGAAATAGAGGCTCTTGTGTATAAATATCAGCCGACCGCTGAATTTAACAGAACAATGCTTGCAGAAGAATATCGTCAAGGATTGTCTATGACAGAGGCACTTCCCGAAGTGTCAGATTTCAACTCAACTGATGATATAGACGAATAAATAAATAAAAAAAACTCGCCCCCAAGTGCTACCAACACTCAGAGGCGAGCAGAGCGGATACTACCAATATCAGCTCGATCCAAATTCACACCCACTTCAACCACGAAAGGGCGAATTCTGCCCTTTTATTATACTGCATATTATTAAATATGTCAAGAAAATAGGAGGAATATTTATGCCGATCTACAAAATGACGGACAAGAACGGAAAGAACATCAGAAAAGACGGTCTGCAAAAATATCGTGTGCGTATCAATTATACGGACAGTTTCGGAAAACCTCATCAGATAGACCGTGTGGCGTTCGGTGCAGAGACGGCTAAGCAGCTTGAACTCCAGCTTACACAAAAGCTCAATGATAAAGAGATAGCTCCAAAAATGACTATCGGACAGCTATTCACGGAGTACATCACCGCCAAGCGTTCGGAGGTCCGTGAAACATCACTGGACAAGTCCCTAAGAATACTGAGAAAGAACGTCCTGCCCACCTTTGAAAGCGTCAGGATAGATAATCTGAACGTACCAATGGTGCAGAAATGGAAGCAGGAGCTGTCAGAGCAGGGATTGGCTATCGTCACTCGAAAGAACATTTATGGCGAATTTCGTGCAATGATGAACTATGCTGTGAAAATGGAATACATTCCGAAAAATCCTGTTATCACCGCAGGCAACTTCAAAGCGCCCCTTGAAGCTAAGAAAGAAATGCTTTTCTACACGCCTGACGAGTTCAAGAAATACATATCGACGGCTAAGAATTACGCTCAGGAAGCAGAGGACGGTGGCTCAATGTACGAATGGAACTACTATGTATTTTTCAACATAGCGTTTTTCATGGGTATGCGAAAAGGCGAGATATACGCCCTGCAATGGACGGATATAAAAGACGGCTACATATCTATCACCAAGAGCATTGCTCAGAAACTCAAAGGCGGTGATCGTATCACGCCGCCAAAAAACAAGCCAAGCATACGGACGATACAGATACCAGAGCCGTTAAGAGCAGTGCTGTCCGAACATTACGAACGCTGTAAGAAAGCAGTGCCAAAGTTCAGTGATGATATGTACATCTGCGGTGGCGAGCGTCCTATCCGTGACACGTCCCTTGAAAAGACCAACAAGAAGTTTGCAGACTTGGCAGGTGTCAAACGTATCCGTATTCATGACTTCCGTCACAGCCACGCTTCCCTGCTCGCCAATGAGGGCATAAACATTCAGGAGATAGCAAGACGTCTTGGACATTCCAACATATCAATGACATGGAACACCTACTCGCACCTCTACCCACGAGAGGAAGAACGTGCGGTGAAGATATTGAACACAATCGTGTAAAAATCGTGTATACAAAAGAAAACCACCGTATTTACGGTGGTTTTTGTTCGTTTGGCGGAGATGGAGAGATTTGAACTCTCGCTACGGTTTTGCCGTACTACCGCATTTCGAGTGCGGACCCTTCAGCCACTTGGGTACATCTCCTTGTGTCAACTATACTATTATACAAGTAATCACAAAAAAAGTCAAGCCCTTTGTGCAAATTTAAGCACAAAGAGCTTGTCCATCATCTATTGCTGAGCACGCCTCTGCATCTCCTTAACATATGCAAGCGTTTCAGGAGTGTAACCTACCATTGCGTTGGGACAACATTGGGAAAGCAATTGCATAAGCCCCATGGCGGTGTCCTTGCCCTTGGCATATACGTTAAAACGCAGTACATTCTTCTTGTGCTTCGTGCAGACGATTATCTCGTTGGTGTAGCTGATGAAATTCATACTCGCTGTGTGCTGGTAAATGCCGTAGGCTTCCTCTCGCCAGCACATCTGAAATGGCGCTTTCTTGTTGGCAAGCACCCTGTCGGATACGATAATATGATCGTCCTGATATTGTATGTTGGCGTAAAGCTCGTCAGCCTGCTGTAAAAGATCGGGATTGGCTTTGAATATGCCGCTCTTTTCAGGGTGCGTCCTCCGTGACGTACCAAATATAAGAAATATAACACCAGGCGTAAGAGCAAAAAGTCCAAGTATCAATACGCCGTATTCACCGGCTACTACCGCCGCAAATGAGATAAATCCACCCATTAGCGTGAGTATCACACCGCCAGCTATCATTGCTATCATTCTTTTTCGTATGTTGGCAAATACTACTTCTCGTCCCATTTTCGTTACCCCTCTTTACTTTTTATCCGTGATTTTGCTTTGCCACAAGGCTCTCTCCGCAGTATATCTTCCTGAGCTTCGGCTTCTCTATCTTGCCCGTCGGGTTTCTCGGTATGTCTGCAAAAATTATCTTGTGTGGACGCTTGTATCTCGGAAGCTTCTGGCAGAA